CCTCCCTGTTTGTTTCTAGGGGCTGGCCTGGGGGGGGCGGAAAATTGATTCATGAAGTTTTTCATAAAACCTGACATGGCCGATCTACTGGTACCCGGTCCTCGGCTACCGTACCCTCCACCAGCCATCTCGAAATGTTCATCCCTCATCACGGTGCGATGGCCCGACACGCCGTAAGTGTCTGGCTTTTTCTTCGGTGGCATCTGTTCTCCTTATCAAAAGTCTGAAAAGAAATCCAAGTGAGGAAGTCTTTTTGGTAGCGATTTATCCATACCATCAGATTTAGCAAAACGCAACATCATTATTGCTTTATGCATAGCATCTATTATGTGGTCATCCTGCTTCTTGGCGACCTTCCCGTTATCATGCTTGTAACGACGCTTCTCCTTCAAGAACGCCTGACAAGTCATGAAGACACGGAATCTACCAGTCGCCATACGGTCACACACATCCTCGATAATCTGCATTACTGCGAAAGTCTTCTTGCCTTCAGGGTTTACGAAATGAGAAAACTCCTTCAACATATTCAAACCTAAGTCCGAATACTTCGACGATACCGTAGAGCCGTCAGTGAAACCACGACCAGCATCATGAGGCCAAGCACAAGGAATATCCCCACCACCCATGCACAAAGTCCGGTGAGCATAGTGGTAAGACTCCTGACCCGCCTCCTTATATTCCCCCACCATGTAGATAACATCGTTCTCCTCGTCATAAGCCAACTTCGCAGCAGCGAAATTACCCACGCTATGAGGGAAGTCCAGACCTATGATCTTCTTGAATGTAGACGGAATCTCAAAATCCTCCACCATCAATAACTCGTCAGGGACAGTGTAAATCAATCCAGCACCCCGGACAGGACGACCATGCAGTCGGGCCTCCGCCAGTGGATGATTCTCATACTTCTCCATCAAACGAGACTTGTCTTCGTCAGTCATGTGACCAGCATCGTCAATGTCATAGTTCAAAAGGAACCTAGCCATTGGATCTTTGCTCTCCTCGAACATCAAATACAACTCAGTCTCACCCTGGAGGGGAGTCATGGAGATGTCCATATAGCCATTAGTAGCATTCAAACGAGCAGAGAACTCGTCATAGACAGGGAATGGAGGCTCCTCGTCAATACCAATCCAGTGCAAGGTGTAGCCCTGCAAACGCTGCCAACCCGTCGAATACGAGAAAACGTAACACTTGGAATACCCATTAAATACACCATTAGAATCATGGTGCTTCACACGGAAAAAGTCTATCTGGTTCGTTATCCCACCAGATAAACGCTTAATGTCCTCCTGGGGATTGAAGGTGTTCGCTGGCAAATAACCAGAACCACGGTCAGTCAACTCACCCAATAAACGCTCACACAACAAGTCACGGGTACTCTGGGCAGTCTCACCACCTATCGCAGCATTTATAGGATCTTCAAATCGAACACCAACATAATCAGGAGGATATAAACCAGTCAAATGGTAAGCAGCCTTGATACACAAAGCCGTCGATTTGCCAGCCTGATTCAAACCAGCAAATAACGTCTCGTGAGAATGAGTACTAATGAAATCCCATTGACGCTTATTAGGAGCCAAACGACCAAGGATATCGAACTCCTTGCGTTTGGCTAACTCCTCCTCAAGCCTCAACTCCTCCAGGATCTCTTCCCTCGACATCTCCGGCATTAGATTCCTCCACTTGCTCTAAGTATTGCTCAGTATGAGAAAGCCTCTTCTGGTCAGCCTCCTCGATCTCCTCCGTGTACTCCAGTCGCTGCTCACGCCTCCTGTGGAGAGCCTCAAGCAACTCAGCGTCCGTTAACTGCTCATAACTGGCCGTCTCTGAATGCTCGACCTTCGCAGCAGTCTCCTTCGGAAGAATATCCTTCACAATGTACCTCATGAAGAAACCCAGAACCTGCTTGCCCTCTTCAGTCTCAGGGTCAGCCTGTTCCGCCATTACCGCTATCTTGTCAAATAAACCAACATTGTTCAACTTGTTAATAAAGTCAGACTTGATCTGGAGAGAAGTCTTAGGCTCATACTTCTTCTCCTTGATTAAACTCAACCTGGGACGATCCTTACTCAACTCGTACCAATGACCAAACTCACCATCCTTTCTCGAAGCAGACATCGCAACCTCATACGGAATACCTGCCTTCTCCGCCGCATCCACGAAGTGCAGACCTTGTTCTATAGCGTCCTCCATGTCGGCTCGACGCTGCTCTCTTATCAAATATCCGCCTACCTTTGCTTGTCTGCTTGATTGTACTTCTGGGTCTCTTTCCTTTGACGCTCCCATTGACTTCTGCCTCCAATTGCCTGTACAATGCCTTCCAGAAAGGGGGTTCATCATGTTCGATGAAACCAACGAGGTCGTATCTCTCCTCAAGGAAATCAGAGATTTACTCAAAAGTCAACCCTCAAGTGGCGGAGGGAACTCTTCTGGAACACACCACGAAAGAACACAGAAAGAAGACGGAACCTGGATCTGGGTAATACCCACAGATCAAAAACCCAGCAAAAACCCATGCAAATACTGCAAGGGCGATATCTATTGGTGCAAATCCAAAAAAGGGAAAAACGTTCCAGTCAATAAAGATGGAACATTCCATGGAGATACCTGCACCAAAGAACACGACTCTCCAAAACCACTGGAAATTTCTTCTGGAGATGTTCCGTTTTAACCCCTTGACCAACCCACAAACACAGAGTACCCTCCCTATGAGCCTAATCCGAAAGGGTTAGGGCGACCTGGTTTGGGGTCCACGGTAGCATAGGTGAAGGAAACTCAAGCAACTCAGGGCCATAGCCCAGTTACTTTGCACACCTCCTCGACTACTCCCCTCCCACTTTGTCACTCAGGTGACAGAAACTCATTGTTCTAAAGACAATGGGGGGAGGGGGGGTTTTGAGTAGGCTCAAAAATCTAAACAATCTAGGGCCATAGATGACCACTAAGAAAAGGAACACATTACCTAAGACCATTGTTGTCGTTGTTTGGAAAGATATCATCTCTATGTGCGACTGGGTTGGAACCATATCAGAGATAAAAGAAGAAGTAGAACCAATTTTGTGCGTTTCTGTCGGATGGATTGTCCACAAGACAAAAGAAAAAATAACACTCGCAGACTCCTTTTCTAAAGACCATACCTTCGGAGGACTTACCTCCATACCCACCGAAGTCGTTGTCAAAATAATAGAACTTGACTCAGACTCCCCTATCAAGTATCTATCCCCATAGGGGAAAGGAGGTGACCCATGAGGTCTCACTCCGTAATAGAAACTCTAATTGAGAAAAATCCAGATGCAGTCATTATCGCAGGATTCGACGACTGCCTCATTGGAACATCCACACAGTGCGGAAAAAATGCCGTCGCACTATACTCCACTAATATGATTATTGATAAACTAATGGAACGAGGACTTGATGAAGAAGAAGCATGGGAGCATTATTACCTAAACCTCGAAATCGTCGATATGGGCGAAAATGGACCACAACTAATCAGTATTGAGGTTGACTAATCTGACCCCTTTTGTCTGCCGTCCCCTAGACCCAAACCTGGGGGGCGGTTTTTCTATGGCTAACCCCTGAGTTTATAGTAATCATCGTGGATGCGGGATATATATACAAATCAGCGACAAGGCCCACGGGGGGCCACCCACCCCCATCACTTCATAACTCTAATGGCGTGACCCACAAAACACGACGGAGCGGTTACATCCAGCATTATTAGGCACACGACCACAATCCGACACAACATGAATATCTACGTCCCTATGGTTAGTGGATAAAAGGATCATTTGTGGTTATACCGCAAAAGGGTCGTGAGTGTTTGCTTGGGATGCTGGTGAGTACAGGTTGGAATAACAAAACCTCTCCGGGTTCTGTTCGAATCCAGGTGGTTATAAGGTCACACATATTGCTGAGGTGCGTATCGCCGCACACCGCTCCCAGCAGTCTGCTGGACCCACCAGCGGTGCCGCTGGACCGCACCAGCAAAGGTGCTGGACCCCTTTTTGGGGCTAGGTTCGGCACTCAATCGTACTGATCGGAGGCCGAGATGTGCGAGATGCTTGAACTTTGACCGTCCAGTGGGGCGGGTCAAAGCCCTGAGCCTCTCACCCCTCTCGACCACCGACGAAACGGGTTTTTGGCCCCTGCCCGGAAAAGACGAGACGCAGGAGGAACATTTGGAGCCTCTTACTCCAAATGCTTACTCGTCTTTTCCGGGCATTCTTTCTTTGGGCCTGATGAACTTGCCTCCTACGTCGGCGGACAAAAGTTCCTAAGACCAAAACAAAGAACCGGGGCACAATACTCCCTATTCGGTCGCATTGTCCAAACGCCCCCCGTTCCGAGGGGGCGTTTGACTAAAAACCTCAGAACTCTTCGTCCTCAGGATTCTCTCTCGATTATGAATGCCCGCTTTAATCTCTAGTAAATTACTGGGTCTTATGCCGTGGATTCATACCCAGCACCAAGCCAACTGTACTCGTCGGGCTGTCCTTCGGACGGACAAAGCCCTCCTTCTTGGGTCGGCAAGCCGACCATATGGTGCTGAAAAACGACCACCAAGGCCTCGCATATTCATGATTGGGGCAAGGTGCAAGCACCGCCCCAATAGACGCTCCTTCGTTTTTCAACACCCTGTAGGTTTGGATCTCAGTCTGTCAATGAAGTATTTTGAAAACTTTTGACGGGCAACATGGTCAAAACTTTGAAAAATACTATGACAGCCTGAGATGTACTGTGTATTTCAACCTGATCGAGAGAGAGGGGGCAGCGCACGGTGCGTTGTTCCACAGTTAACACGGTTCGGGCATCTTGGGAGTCCACGCCGTCACAGAAACAAAAGGTTCTCAGAAAGGACCAATCAAATGCAAAATCACATTCTACTGCTGTGCCTCTACAGTAACACGGCACCAATGGACCTGCGGACAGTGTTCGCCATCGCAAGCACCGCAGGACACACGCTGAAAGGATCCACGGTATCCATCGTGGACAACAACTACACCAAGAATCCCGGTGTAATATTCGGACCGCTGTCTCACGCAGACTTCGAGATGGCTGGCATCAACATCGGTTGCATCGCAGGCGATTGCACGAAAAGGGACATCCAACTGAAAAACGGAGAGGATCCCAAGTCTGGACCAGCAGCCAGCAGCCAGTACGAAGCCACACTGAAAGAGTCCGTCGCCTACGCCGAGGGTGCGACTCAAATGCCTGTGACTCAGGTAGTCGTAATCGACGGCACAAATCCAACAGAGGCGAATGCGTATCGACACCTCGTCGGACTGATCGCCACAGCCAAGGCCGAAGCCGAAGCCGCAGCAAAGGCCGAAGCCGAAGCCGCAGCCAACGCTGAAGCCGAAGCCAACGCTGAAGCCGAAGCCGAAGCCAAGGCAGCCGCCGACTCCAAGGCCAAGAAGTAAGGTACACCTACCTCGCTTCGACTCCCCGAGCCACCTTCATTGGTGGTTCGGGGTTTTTTTTGATTGCTACCGTCCCAGGCTAAGGTGTGCAAGCACTCGTGCCATCCTCGATCCCCTACGGGGACTAGCCTCGCTTTGCTCGGTCGAGGCAGCAAAACAACAACAAACGGGGTGCCTGACGGCACTCGATCCCCTTTGAACACCAACCACAGGGAGAGTGAACGGCACCACAAAATCTGCTCGTCACCTCCTGTACCCAGGAAACCGATATAATCTATAAACATATCATAGTTGAGCCGATCACTATCATATTACGGTGGGGCAACAATACACCATGGTTTCGTCATTGAGTCTGACTGGCCCAGTGACTATCTCACTGAACAACTCCGCCTCCTTCCAGTTTCCTGATCCCTAGCACGGTCATGCCGGGAGTAAACCCCAATCTTTGCTTGTCTTTGCCTTGCGGTGCAGTGGCTCCTCGGCAAATCCTACGCAACATTGGGGTTGACTTACCCGCCCTGACCGTGCTTGGGGGAAACATGAAAGGAGGACTTCGTGTCCAGATTCGAAAAACACTGGGACCAGATCAGATCCAATGACAGAACAATGGACGATTGTGCCCCACACGAAGAGGATTGGCTCGGACCAACACATGACATATTCAAAGATGATCCCGAGTTTATCGAGTACAGGAGGCGACGAGCAGAAATTGCTACTAAATTACATCGAAAGAAGAAAGAGAGGAGTGACTAATGGGATGGGAAAAAATAGGAGAAATGTCCGTTGACGCAGGATTATGCTGGGTTGGAGACCCATGCTACATCCTTGGAGACGACGCTACAAACAGAGTTACCGATTGGGATGACTTTTGTAGTAAATTACATAAAGAAGGAAATCATTCTCAACCATTAGGAAGGGGAACAGGTATTGCAATAAATACTGGATACGGCGACGGATCTTACCCAGTTTCAATAAAGACTGACAGTCATTCTGGAAGAGTAATGGCAATACGAATTGATTTCATTTCTTTTTTCTCACAAGAAGAAGAAGAAGCATGGTGTCAATAATGAAAAGTGAAAAAACCAAGGACGGAGATAACTGCACACCAAAGAGGCTCCCTCACCAATACCCTCCTTTCTGTAGCCCAGAACCCAAACGCAAAGCAAGGTTGAAACAAAGCAAAGAAGAAAATAAACAACAATGAAAGACGAACTCAAAAGAGAGCAAGGAAAATCTGCTATGGGCAGGGCAAAGCCTAAAGAGCCAGACTTTCGAAAACAGGAGTGGTTGAGAGAATGCAAGGAAAGGACAAAAAGCAAGCCATTCTTAAGCCATATAGAATACTTAGACATAGCAATAAAACTGGGATACAGAAAGGTGGAGGAGTGACAACAGCAGAAGCAGCAAAACTGCTAACCGAAATGGTAATCAAAGAACTAGAAAGTGAACAGGTATCCACATGGGTAAGACCATGGATGCCAACGGCGTTACGGCCAAGAAATGTCATGGGAAAAGAATACAATCCCATGAATAACTTCTTCTTGAGCATTGCCCAAAGAGACAACCACTACGACTCTGTATCATGGCTAACAGAACACGCAGCAAAGAAGATGGGAGGAACCCTAAAAAAAAGTGATATATACAACAGCACAAACATCTTTACGTGGATCACTAACTGGATCACTATCACAGACGGCAAACAGGAGTGGCACAAACTAAAACCAAAGAATGGATCTCCTAAAAGAACCTTCATCCTGAAAGTAATTGAACTGTACAATGCAGATCAGTTCTCATGGGTGGAGTTCCCAGGACAATTCGACAAACCTGAACTATTCGCAAACAAAACAATAGAAGACTCTCAATGTGTATCAGCAATAGAAGGCTGGATAGACCCATATATCCAACAACACAAAATCAAGGTACACCACAACGGAGATGCAGCATTCTACATGAGAGGAGAAGACTCAATCACAATGCCACCAAAAGAATCGTTTAAAAGCGATATCGGATGGTGTGCAACATACGCACACGAAGTAGTCCATTCGACAGGGCACCAACTACGTCTCAAGAGACTAGAAGAAAGGAATGAAGAGAACTATTCAAAAGAAGAACTAGTAGCAGAGATGGGAGCAAGTCTACTTCTAGACAGACTAGGGATAAGACCACTAACGTCTGAAGAAACCAAAAACAGCGTAGAATACATGAGAGGATGGGCAAGCAAACTGTCACAAGAAATCAAACAAACAAAAACTCGACGGGGTGAAACAAAGCCTCAAAAACATACTGAGAGCATAAGGTAAGCAAAAATGAATCTACCATCGATAGAAATGATCCATGAATAGATCATGACACACTTATTCGCCACTGAGTCAGAAGGAATAGTCACAATCAAAATAGAAACAAGAGAAGAAGTAGAAGACCGTATTATCAAAATGACTAAAAAACAATACAGAGAAAGAATGCAAGTGCTTTACGCCGAAAGCAATGCACTCCTCTACCAAT